TTCGTATTCCGCTTCGTCGTTTGCTGACGGCTTCTGGTGTGCTGGGCGACCTGACGCTGGAAGGCAACGAAGAACGCATCAACTACTACAGCGACGACGTGTTCATCCAGCAACTGCGTCATGCAGTTCGCGAGGGTGGCAAGTTCACGCGTCAACTAGTCCCGTTCGACATCCGCGAGCACGCACGTGCATCCCTGCAAGACTGGTGGGCTGACCGTATCGACACCTGGTTCTTCAACCAGATTGCTGGCAACACGCAGCAAGCCGACACCCGTTTCACTGGTCTGCAAGCCACGATTGCTCCGGACTCTGACCACCAGGTGTTCGCTGGCGGTGCAACTGGCGAGTCGTCCCTGTCGGCTGGTACGGCGGCAATGAAATTCACGCTCACGCTGCTGGATGTGTGCGTGGAAAAGGCGAAGTCGCTGGCGGTGCCGATTCGTCCGATCATGGTCAATGGTGAAGAAAAGTATGTCATGTTCATGCACCACTACCAGGTGACGGACATGCGGACCAACACCAACACTGGCCAGTGGTTCGACATCCAGAAGGCCGCGATGCAAGGCGGCAACGTCACGAAGAACCCGATCTACACGGGTGCGATTGGCGAGTACAACGGCGTGATTCTCCATGCGTCGAATCGTGTTCCGCTTATCTCGGGCTCTGCCGCTGGTGCAACCGGTGTCGGTCGCGCGATTTTCTGTGGGGCACAGGCTGTCGGCATGGCGTTTGGCCGTGACAATGGACCGGAGCGTTTTAACTGGGTCGAGGATTATTTCGACTACGAAAACCAGTTTGGCGTGGCTGCTGGCTGCATCGCAGGCATGAAGAAACTGGTGTTCAATGGCTCCGACTTCGCAACCATCGTGTGCTCGACGTACGCCGCCGCGCATACTTCGAGCTAAGGGAGCGAATCATGGCAACTTTCACTTCTACTGCATGCCAGACGAACGTATCGGGCTTCTTTCTCAGCCCGCCCAAGTTCATCGAAAATGGCTGCGTGGTCCGTTCGGCTGTCCAGGCCTTCACGGCGGCGCAATCCGCTGGCGACGTGTTCCAGATGGTTCCGGTTCCCAGGGGCTGTCAGATCAACGACATCATTGTCCAGACATCCGGTTTCACGGGTGGCCTGGTAACGGTCGGTGTTGGAGACGGCGGTTCCACGAAACGGTTTGGCTCGGCGTCTTCGTCGGCCAACAATGCGGTTCGCCCCAACCTGGCTTCAATTGGGTATAGCTATTCTGTTGACGACACGATTGATATTCTGATCGACGCCGTTTCGACTGCAACGGCTACGGGCACGGTGCGTTTGACCGTGTTCTACTCGATGGACCAATCGACGGACGGCAACAGCTAATTCCTGTGTGTTTGACCCTGTGCGAGTTTGCCCCGCTTCGGCGGGGCTTTTTTATGCCTTGTTGTAGAATAAACATCGCTTTTACGCACAGGAGCGGTCATGAAACTAGATGGAATCCCCATCGATATCAAGATGGAACTGGACAGGAAGAACGCCGAAATCATCGGACTGAAGCCAGAAAAGAAACGTCCACCCTTTTATGTGGCTAATGAACTGGAACTACAGGGCAAGGTAGAGGAAGCGGGGAAAATATATCAGCAGATGCTGGAAGACAATTTCACCAACGTATGCGTTCAGGCCGCGCTGGGGATGAATCTGGCTGTGCAGCAAAAGAATGGTCTGGCCAACATCATCCTGTCTCACGCATACGAAAACTTCGATGATCGTTTCGCCAAAGACCTGACTGCGGTAGGCATCACGCTGAATGAAGTCCAGAAGGGTGACTTCGACAAGTTCATGAAAATGAAGAAGTCTGAAATCATGAACGCCATCGGTACGACCTGGAAGTCAGAGAACAACACGCAGAAGGCACGCTACTGGTTTGAGCGGGCACAGAACCTGGTGGAACTGAACGCCGACATCCAGAACAACCTGGCTACCCTCTACATCAACGAAGGCAACCCGGAAGGTGCATTGAGGCACCTGGACCTGTCTCTGAAGGTCAATCCGGACCATGCGCAAGCCCGGTGGAATCGCTCACTGGCCAGACTTGAAATGGGCGACTACGGCGGGTTCGATGACTACGGCTGGGGTAAGCGTGCGGAGGTCAGGATGGACCGCAACTACTCGGACCAGAAGACGCCGGAGTGGGACGGCAAGCCAGGACAGACGGTTATCGTTTACGGTGAACAGGGCATTGGCGACGAAATCATGTTCGTGTCGATGCTGCCAGACCTGATGCGTGACTGCAAGATGGTCGTGTTCGATTGCCACAAGAAACTCCACAAGCTGTTCTGCGCCAGCTTCCCTGAACTGGACATCTACCCGACACGGGAAGACGAGAACATTATGTGGCCACTCATGGCTGGCCCCAACGGCAAGCCGGTGAATCGCTATCCTGTTGACGCCAAGGTGGCCATTGGCGACCTGGGCAAGTTCTACCGTCGTAGCATCGATGCATTCCCTGGCACGCCATACATCAAGGCTTCTACGAAGTCGGCTCTGAAATGGGCGGCTACGCTGGCGGAGATGTTCCCCGATAACAAGCCCGTGATTGCATTGAACTGGATTGGTGGCCACAAGAAGACGCGGGTGGATGTTCGCTCGATGTCGCTGGAAGCGTGGCTACCTATCCTGCAACAGGACGCTCACTTCGTGTCGCTCCAGTACACGAAGTGCGAGGATGAAATTGCAGCGTTTGAGGCGAAGCATGGAATCAGAATCCACCATCTTCCACAAGCGGCTTATTCGGATCACTACGATGACGTGGCTGGGGTGGTTGGGTCAGTCGACCTTGTACTTACCTGCTGTTCCAGCGTTGTTCACCTGGCTGGATCGATGGGCGTGCCCTGCTGGGTACTCACTCCATCACGTCCAGCGTGGCGATACCGTCTTGATCTTGATTACATGCCCTGGTACGGCAAGACCGTTACCCTCTTCAGGCAGGCGGGTGGCTCTGTCGATTGGGCTCCGGTTATTGAAGAAGTAGCAAACAGCCTGAAGGAGATTTGCGATGTACGGGCAACAGGGAGTGAAAAGGAAGGACATCGAACCGAAAGTTCGGGAGTTGCTGAAGCAGGGGATGCAGCAGTCAGTGTTGGCTAAACGCTTCTGCGTATCAGCCAGGACCATTCGTGACATTCAACAGGATATGCAAAATGAGATACAGCCAGGCGTACAAGGAACTGCAACAGGAACTGCACAATCGGAACGTGGGATACGGAGTATCGGGCTACAAGCATGCACAGCATGTGATAGAACTGGCGAAGCATCTACAGACGAAGGACATCCTGGATTACGGGTGCGGACAGCAGACGCTACAAAAGGCGCTGCCGTTCCCGATCACAAACTACGATCCGTTCATCCCTGGAAGCGATACTGAACCGGAGCCTCATGACCTGGTTGTGTGCTCTGACGTGCTGGAGCATATCGAACCTGAATGCCTGGATGACGTGGTTGACCACCTTGGCAAACTTACGAAGCGTTTGTTGTTTGTCGATATTGCCCAGCGTCCCGCCAAGAAGGTGCTGGCCGATGGCCGAAACGCACATCTCATTGTCAAGAGCACATCATGGTGGATAGTTCAGTTCGCGGGCTGCTTCGATCTAAGGTCGTTGCAGAGCTACGAGGGCGGATTCGTAGCGGCATTTGTGCCGCTGGAGGATTCGGTGAAATGACACCTTTGAAGGTTTACATTGGCTATGACGGACGCGAAGCGGTGTGTTACCACGTGCTGTCTCATTCAATCCTTGCCCGCGCGTCTGGACCCGTACAGATATGTCCTATCATGCTTTCCCAGTTGGGGGACATTTACAGGCGGCCCCGCCATCCCGGCCAGTCAACCGACTTCACCTTTGCGCGCTTCCTCACGCCATATCTTGCTGGCCCTGGCGTCTCAATATTTATGGATTCGGACATGCTATGTCTCGCGGACATCTACGAGTTAAAAAAATTGGCCCTGGAACAGACTTGCTCCGACGTGCTCGTAGTGAAGCACGACTACAAGCCGAAAGCAGGCAGGAAGTTTCTCAACCAGACACAGGAGCCGTACCCGAAAAAGAACTGGTCAAGCCTGATGGTATTCAACGGCCACAGGATGGCGATTCGAAACCTCACCCCGGAATATGTCAACCAGGCATCCCCAATGGAACTGCACCAGTTCGCGTGGGCTCGGGACGTAGGAGAAATTCCTGCTGAATGGAATCACCTTGTGGGTGAATATGACCCGAAAATTGGTGTTAAAATCGCGCATTATACTTTGGGCGCACCATGTTTCCGGAAGTATCAGAACTGCGAATACGCCGCTGAATGGTTTTCTGAGCTAGGGCGTATGACCTACTGCCACGATCCGGACAGTGAGGGCAGTTATCATGACGACTTATCTGGACGTACAGACGCGGGTAGCGACCGATTTCCTGAATCGCACTGACCTGTCTAATCAGATTAAAAACGGTATCAAGGCAACGATCCGCACCCATCAACGCCAGCGCTTGTGGTTTCTCGAAACCGCCACAGCGCTGGCGTGTGTCGTTTCAGTCGAGACGATTGCCCTACCGGCGAATTTCTTCAAGATGCAGGACCTGTATGTCACGCAGAACAGCGCGGACATCCAGCTTGTCGTTAAGCCGTTCGATGAAATAAGGGCCAGAAACATTAACAAGACGCTCGGCCTGCCAACCATCTACGCTCTCTACGGCGGTAACATCCGCCTCGCCAACCTGCCCGATAGCGCCTACGCGGTGCAGTGCTACTACCTCAAGCTATTGCCAGCCCTGTCGGCGGATGCGGACACCAACAAGTGGCTGTCGGCGGCGGAAGACCTGGTTGTTTACGGCGCTGCCAAGCATGTGTGGCTTAACACGCTGCGCAACGTGTCGGCGGCGGCGAACTGCGCACAGCTTGAACAACAGATGGTCAAGGAACTGCAACGCGAGGAAACGAATCGCGGGCGGAACCGTGTGAAAGCCACCCAGTTCTGAGGACGCCATGCTATTCCAGGTTAGCCAGTGGATGCCAGACCAGTCCCGCCTGAACAATCCCGGTGATATTCAGGCGCTGAACTGCATCCCGGACGTGGGCGGTTATGTCCCGTTCCCACTTATGACGCAGGCCGCAACCAATCTTGGCATGGGCCAGATTTATGGTGCGACCTATGCGAAAGACAATGCAAACAACAGTTATGTCTATGCTGGTGATGTATCTGCGCTTTATCGTCTCACGGGCCTGTCATTCACGGCTGCGACGCGCACTGCTGGCGGCGCGTATGCGACGGATATTGCGGAAGGATGGGAGTTTGCCAACTGGGGGCAGACGGTCATCGCAGTGAATGGCCAGGACGGCGACAAGCCACAGGAGATTTCCTTTGGTGCTGCCAACTTCGTGAACCTGACCGGTGCTTTCCCGGCGGCTCACATCGCAGTCATCAATAACTTTGTTGTGCTGGGGAACATCTCTGACAGCAGCACACAGGTGCAACGTGTGCGGTGGTCTGGAATCAACAACAGCCATATATGGTCGCTGTCTTCGCAGGCATCGACGCTGGCCGACTATCAGGACTTGCCAGGTAACGGCGGATGGATTCAGAAAATCACATCCGGCGAACAGGGCGGTCTGATTTTCATGGAACGCGAGATTCACTCGATGGTGTTCGTCGGGGCTCCGCTGATTTTCCAGTTCACCAAGCTGATTGATGGTGTAGGTGCATACGCTGCCAACTCGGTGGTTGTGTATGAGAACATCGTTTACTTCCTGGCGGAAGACGGGTTCAAGTCTTTCAACGGTTCGAACATCACTGACATTGGCCAGGGAAAGGTAGACAAGTTTTTCCTGGACGACCTGGATGTCAACTACCTTGGCTCTGTCAGGGGAATTGTCGTACCTGATAACAAGATCATTATGTGGGCCTATCCTGGCTCTGGACACTCAGGATCGAAGTGCAACAAGATCATCATTTATTCGTATGCGTTCAACAAGTGGTCTCTGGTCCAGATTCCAGATGCGTTTTCTGCGAACATTGAAATTATCACCATCACGTCTGTTCCTGGCTATACACTGGATGGACTTGATGCGGTGTCGACCAATCTGGACGCACTTCCTTTCTCTCTGGACTCACGTGCATGGACGGGTGGCCAGCTTGTGATGGCGGCATATGT